GAGCTTTTCATGGACGGCGTGGTTTACGTGTTCAACGATACCCAGCTTTATCTGATCACCTACAACGCGGGCTATGGAAACCCTAACGCCTCGCCGCCAGTTCTCGCACCAGCAGACGCATGGCAAGCCGTCGTCGAATGGACCAGTTACCGCTATAAAAACCGGCAGTGGATCGGGCAGACCTCTCAGCATCTGGCGCAAGGCGAAACCGTTCAGACCCCAGAGAGCGAAATCCCGCCAAACGTGAAGCGGATTATTGAACGCTACCGCCGTTTCGATCCGTTGCAGGTGCCTCCGGAACGTGTTCCTTTGCTCGACATGAACCGTCGGCAGGGGCCCAAGAAGGGATTGCCGGGCTAATGCTGCTGCTCGAAATCTCGCAAACCTCCATCGCCGAAGTGGCCGAGTACATCGACCACGTGAAGGAGCGCGCGCTGGTGGGCATCCGGTTAGGAATGCGGGATGGCGTCAGAGGACTAGCGCAGGCAGAAGTGGAGGCAGGATCCGCCCATCCGCCAGCGCCCGGAAATAAGGAAAGCGATCACCTGGCAACGATTCTCGGGCGGGCCGGCCGCGTCATCGAAACCGAAGACGAAATCAACGCGGTGTATCAGCCCAGATCGGCAGGAAAGCAGCCGCACTATTGGCTGGAATTCGGCGCGGACGTGCCGGAAGTCGAGCACACGTTGATGCGAATGAACCTGGCAGGCGAAGAGTTCTTCCGCTTCGGGCACAAGGCGTTCCACATTCCGGCGCATCCGTTCTTTTTCTCGACAGCGCAAAGCTACCTCGAAACCTGGATGCAGGTTCTGTTTGGACGCGTAGACGAGGCCATGAATGCCTAAGATCCGGGACGTCGCGCCAGACCAAGAGGTCCATGTGTACGCGTTCCACTGTCCCGGCTGCGGATACGATCACTCGTTCACGGTGGGGCCAGGCCGGACCGAAAAAGACCATCGCTGGACTTTCAACGGCTCTTTGGACAAGCCCACGTTTCAGCCTTCGCTTCTCTGCAATAAAGACATTCCGGCGTGCCGCTGCCATTCCTTTGTAACGGACGGGCGCATCCAGTTCCTCGCGGACTGCTGGCACAAGCTCAAAGATCAGACCGTTGACCTTCCCGAGTGGGGCGCATATGCCTAGTTTCACTCCGGTAAATGTCGAGAGCATCTATGCGGCGCTGTTCGCTTTCCTGAAGGCCGGCCTGGTGACTAACGCTGATCCGGCGCTTTTCGTGACCGTCGGCAGGCGGCATATCCAGGGGCAAAGCCTCACACCGGCACAGCAGCCCGCGCTGTTCTCGATAGCCTACGAAGACGATCAGGTTCCACGGCCGCAGAGCACGCCCGGCAAAAAGACGCTGGAGGCCAGGCTGTTTGTTTACGCCTTCGTCTCAGCATTGAATCAGCCGCCAGGCCAGGAAACGCTGGTGGCGGAGACGCTAGTCAGCAATCTCCTGTTCGCGGTCGAATCCGTCCTGGTCTCAAATCTCAGTTCCAACTATAAGCAGACCCTTGGCGACATAGTCCAGCACTGCTGGATCGAAGGCAAAGTCCTCCGGTTCTACGGCGAGAAATCGCAGCAGGCCGGCGCGATAGTGTCCGTTAAGATCCTCTGCCCCTAAACAAGTTTCCCGGCGAAGCACGCCACATTTCAAAACCAAAAAAGGAGTAAACCATGTCAGCAACGCAGCCCAACTGGCAGTTTGGAACGGGCTATCTATACGCCTCGCCGAACGCCGGCAATCTCGCAGCCAACCCCACACCCGTAAAGTTCGGAGTGCTTCAGGAAGTCACTCTGGACGTAAAGGGCGATATCAAGAAACTCTTTAGTCAGACCCAGTTCGCTGTAGCGAAAGCGCGGGGCAAGATCGACGTAACAGTTAAGGGCAAATTTGCCACGCTCGATCCCACCCTGCTCAATCAGTTGTACTGGGGCCAGGCCCAGACCTCAGGCATGACCATCCTCGCGGCGGACGAGTCCCAAACCATCTCGGCCGGCAGCGTGGTGGTGAGCGCCTTCACCGATTCGCCGCCCCTGGCAGCCGCCATCATAACCGACTACGGCGTTTGGAATGGGACCACGGGAATACCGTTCACGAAGCTGGTCTCGGGTCCGCCGGCGCAAGGCGAGTATACGGTTAACCTGGCAACCGGCACGTACACTTTCAACGCCGCCGACAACGGTACCCAGGTCTTCATCTCCTACACCTACCTGGACGCCTCGCGGGGCACGACCACCACGCTGACTTCTCAGGCCATGGGATACGCGCCGGAGTTTCGGGCCTTTCTGTTCAATCAATTCCAGGGCAACATCATCGGCGTGGAGCTATATTCCTGCATGATGGGCTCGTGGAACATCCCGACCAAGATGGAAGACTTCTGGGTCGCGGACTTCGATATGGACGCCTCCACAAACAACGCCGGCGTGCTGGGCGCGATGTATCAGGGCTAACCTCAGCTGACGCCTTCCGATTCAGCGACGCGCGCGATCGCTGAGGCGAGCACCTGCCGTTTCAATGGCGGCATGGCCTGGATACGTTTGGTCCAGCGTAGCATCTGCTTCTTCAGGTACTCCCGCTCCCGGCGATTTGCTCCCAGGTATCTGGGGTCATGCAGTTCGCTTGGGGCGGGAAAGTTGTACCAGAGCCATTCTGTTCTCGGCCCTCTTCTCGTCATCCCCTTGAACGTGAGAGAGTGCCAACCGACGAGCTCGTCGGCATAGAGCTGCGACCAGTAGCCGGACAGGATAACCGGGCAGGGAATTGTCCGGATGCGCCGCAACAAACGGCGGTGGTCGACATCCGAAAGATCGAACCTATACCGGCATCTTGTGGTGCAGGTGGACCGCACATAGGGCGGATCGCAGTAGACCAGCTCCTCGCCGGTGAACGGATAGCCTTCGAGGAACGCGATGCCGTCGCCGGAATGCCACCAGAAACGCGGGCTCGCGCCCATTTCGTGTTCGGCGGATCCGGGGTCGCCATTCCGGATGGCGGCGGCCGATCGCCATTCCTCGATCACCAGGCCGTCCATGTCCACCCCGATATTGAGTTCCGCCGACAGCTTCAGCCGCATCACCGAACCCCCGCCCAGGAATGGCTCGATATATACCTTGTGTTTGGGCATCAAGGAAATGATGCGCTGGTAGACTCCGGAGCCTGATTTTCCGCCTGGATAGGTCACCACATTAGTGTCGCCGGAAATGGCGGCGCTGTCAAGCAAAAAAGGATTTATGGAAAACACCGAAAAACCAAAGTACGAAGGCCAGCCCGTTTTCATGAACGGGCAGGAGTGGATTGTTCCTCCGCTGAGCCTGAAAGACTTCCGGAAGCACTTCAAGACGCTCACCGACACCGACATCACGGCAGAGAACGTTCTCGACAAGCTGTGCGAGAAAGTGCCGGTGCTGCTGGCGGCGCTGCAGCGCAACTATCCGGACCTCACGGCGGAGCAGCTTGAAGAAATGCTGGACGTGGTCACGTTCAATAAGTGCGTGTCCGCAGTTACGACCGGCTCTGGATTACGCCCCGTCAAGCCGGGGGAATAGCGGCCGGCGCCCAGGAACTCGACTGGCCGTTCATCTATCACCGGCTGGCAAGGGCGTACGGCTGGACCCTCGCATATATCGACAACCTGGGCATGGATAGAGCCTGGGAAATGCTCGAATGCCTTTCGGACCATCCATTAGCGGATGAAATCCTGGCCGCCGTCCACCTGAAGAGCAAGCGCAGAGGTTCCAAGCGCAAGTTCACCCCGCCGAAAACCAGGGAGCAGGCTGCAATGGAAGCCGTCAGTTGCGGCAACATGCTCGGCATGCAGGCGAAACCCTTACCTCCTCATCTAGCGGAAATGGCCAAGTGGGCTCTGGATATGCAATCCAAGCTCACAGGCAAACCTAACTGATTCGATGCCTAACGTTTTACAGATCGGCGCTTCCGTCAACGTAGCGGAATTAAAAGCCGGCATGGAAGAAGCCGCCGGCAACGTGCGCAGCTCCACCGCGCAAATGTCCGCTCAGTTCAAAACGCTGGCCGTCGAAGCAAGCCAGTCAGTCCAGGAGATCTCCGGCAACTGGGTCAAGGCCGCGGAAGCGTCGCTCGTCTTGCGGTCCGCGCAATCGGAAGTGAGGGCGGCCACTAAAGCGGCCAAAGATGCGGAGGATGACGACACCGCGGCCCTGGCGCGCCTGGCGATCGCCAAGCGGTCCGTCGCCGCGGCTTCAGAAGCCCAGGCCCTCGCCATCAAAGCTGCCACGGTCGGGGAAGTCGAAGAAGAAGGTTCGCTCACCATCCTTTCCGAGAAACTGATTGAGTCGGCCGAAGCCGCCCAGATCGCCGGCGCGGGAATGGCCGGATTCGCCGGCGTCGCCGGCTTATTGGGCGGCGGTGTACTGGTCGGGTTCCTGGCGCACTTGGAAGACGAAGTCGCTCAGAGCGTGATCGAACTGGACCACCTCAGCGCGAAAACCGGCATCGCGATTACGTCGCTGGCGGGCCTGCAGCAGGTAACCCGCTCGCTGGGTGTGGAATTCGAGCCCGTCTCCATCGGGTTGATTCGAATGGCGCGCGCGCAGCAGGAGGCCGTCGAGGGCAACAAAGCTGCCGTAACGGCCTTTGGGCGCCTGGGTATTACCGTCGAGCAACTGAAATCGCTGAGTCCGGAGCAGCTCTTCTATCGCGTCGCCACAGCAATCAAAGAGACCGGCAGCTCCGCGGCCGTGGCGGATTCCTCCATCGCAATCTTCGGCCGCGGCGGCGCCGCGCTCATCCCGATCTTCAAAGACGCCGGAACGAACCTGGCCGCGATGGTGAGGCAAGCCGGCGAGGCTTCGGGCGTTACCGAACAAGCCGCCGCATCCGCGCGGGAGTGGCGGGCCGACGTGGCAGAGCTGAGCCAGATGCTACGATCGCTGGCCACGCAGGCGCTTACGCCCTTGCTCGTTATCATCAAGGCCCTGAAGCTCGGCTTCGAGGTCCTGGGCGCCGCGGCGGCCACCGTGGTGCGCAGCATCGTATCCGGTTTCATCGCAGCCGGCAAAGGCGCGGTGGACTTCGGCCGCATCCTCTACGATGCGTCCCACGGAAATATCGTCCTGCTGATGGCGGACGCCGCGGCGCTGAAGGCGGATTTCACGCAAACGCTGAAGTCCGGCGCTGACGATATCGATGCCTACTGGCGGAAAGTGGCGGCGGATCGTGACAAGCTGTTCGCCACACCTCCGGCTTTAGCCGAGGGCGGCGAGAACCTTCCCGCGCCGGCACAAGGGAAGCCCGGCAAAGACAGCCACCTCCAGGACATCCAGATCAAGGCCGCGGAAGCCCACGCCCTCGCCTTGGTGGAGATCGAGCGCAAGCAATACGAAGACGATCAGAAGTTACAGGAGGAAGCCGCGCGCCAAAACGGCACCCTGACTGCCTCCTTCTATCAGGCGCAGGAACAGCAGCAGCTCGCCTTCGTCAATCGGGAGCTGGCGATCAAACAGGATGCCATCGTCAAGCTTCAGGCCCTCGACAAACAGAAGAAACCGGAAGAAAGAGACGCCAGCCTGGCGGGCCAGGCGCAGGCCGCGGAAGACGCAGCGGCGAAGCAACGGGTCGATATCAACGCGCGCTCCCAGGAGCAGATCGTCAAAGTCCACCAGGACGGCGAAAAAGAGATCGAGCGCATCCTGACTCAGCTCA